ACATGCTTGCAGACTTCTGGATGAGATCATAGACGGTATATTAACTAACACCACAGTGTTCTACACTAACAGTGATTACGAGATATACCACAGTGGTAGCAGTAGTGACGAGAGAACAAGTCCTAACTTTAGGTACAGCGTATCTCCAATCTACAAGGCCAACCGCATAGGTAAACCAAAGCCACGGTACTTAGGTGCTTGTGTCGACTGGCTTAGTACTATGCACAGGTCTGTCCAGTCGTCTGGGGAAGAGGCAGATGATTTGATTGCTATTAGGGCTACTGAGCTTGGCCCTGATACTATCATAGCTTCTGTTGACAAAGACTTCCTGCAGGTTCCTTGCATCTTTTACAACATAAAGAAGGAGACACTTACCGCTACCTCAGAGAAAGAGGGTATGAAGTTCTTGTACACTCAGATGCTCACAGGTGACACTACCGATAACATCAAAGGTGCTAAAGGTATTGGACCCAAGAAGGCTGAGAAAATCTTGGCTGGTTGTGAGACAGAGGAAGAACTCTGGGAAAACGTGGTGAAGGGTTACAACGGTAATAAGGAAGAGGCTATCATGAATGCTAGGTTAGTCTACCTGAGACGAAAGGTAGGAGAGGTGTGGCAACCACCAGACATGCGCTGAAGTATGGCTACAGGTCGGGTCTTGAGGAGAAAGTTTCTGAAGACCTGACTAAACGGTCAATTAAGTTCGAGTATGAAACCAAGAAGATTGGGTATGTAGTCCACGAGAATAGGACTTACACCCCAGACTTCATCTTACCAAACGGTGTCATAGTGGAAACTAAGGGTCGATTTACCCTAGAAGATAGAAAGAAGCATTTGCTAGTTAAGGCACAACATCCCGACCTTGACATCCGCTTTGTGTTTTCTAACTCTAGGAATAAGATCCGTAAAGGTTCTAAGACATCTTATGCCGACTGGTGTGATAAGAATGGTTTCATGTATGCAGATAAAAGGATACCCGACGAATGGATAAAGTAGTCTTCAAAGTTCACCGTGTTGTAGATGGCCCTTATGAGGATGATAGCAATACTTGGTGGATGGTCTGCCTAATAGAGGATGTAGGTGACGCAGAGTTGTTTGAGGATGAGATACCTTTTATCAGCTTTGATGCAGCATACAGCTTTAAGAAACACTTTGACTCTTCTATCGACCCGATAGTCTTAGAGTTTGAACAGGAGAAACCCCGTGGCCACTAGAACAGCAATAGTCTTTAGCTGCGCTCACGCAGACCCGTCACATGGAAATGAACGCTTTGATTGGTTAGGAGAACTCATCTATGATATTAATCCCACCTATGTTGTGGACCTTGGTGATGGTGCTGACATGCGCTCCCTTAACACTTTTGATACCCGCTATCCTGAAGCGATTGTAAGTCAGAGCTACGAAGCTGATATTGATTGCTATAACGAGGCTATGGACCGTATGCGTAAAAAACCCAGTCTGCGGAAGTATAAGAAACCTTTCTGGATTGGCTTTGAAGGCAACCATGAGAACCGTATCAAGAAGGCTATTAAGTCAGACCCACGGTTACATGGCGAGAAGTATGGTGTATCATTTAACCACCTACAGACTGACCAATGGTTTGATGAGTATCACGAGTATGAGAACGGTGGACCAGCTATTGCAGACTATGATGGTGTATCCTATGCGCACTTCTTCAGTAGCGGTAACTTTGGATCAGCTATGTCAGGTATCCACCATGCCTACACAATGTTGAACCACAGAAACTACTCTTCTACTTGTGGTCACAGCCATAAGCGTTCAGTGTACTTCAAAGATAACGCACACCCTAACGGTATTGTCGGCCTAGTTGCTGGTTGCTTCAAAGGTGGTGACGAAGGTTGGGCAGGTCAGGCTAATAGGGACTGGTGGAAAGGTGTAGTAATTAAACGTGAGCTTGAACACGGTATGTATGAACCAGAGTTTATCTCTATGAAACGATTAAAGGAAATGTACGCATGATTAACGAGACTGACTTAGAGGCGTGGGAATACTACAACGAGATGTATAAGACCCGCCCCATGAATATGAATGAATATCAGAAACTGGCTGAAAAGACTGCTATTTACAAGAGTACACACCAGATCCTGTACCCTGCGTTAGGTCTAGCTGGTGAAGCTGGTGAGGTGGCTAACAAGGTCAAGAAGATGCTACGGGATGGTACATTTGACCGACAAGCTATCGCAGATGAAATTGGTGACGTTCTATGGTATATCTCTGCATTGTGTCGTGACTTGAATGTGGACCTGAATGACTTGGCTATGCAGAACCTAGAGAAATTGTATGGACGTAAAGCACGAGGTACGTTAGGTGGAAATGGTGACAAACGATGATGATTAAAGGTCCACAGTGGATTTGGCGTTTCCTTAAATACGTTCAGACGTGGCGACACCACCGCCGAGTGATTAAAGAGCTAAATATGCTCTCTGATTTGGAACTACGAGATATTGGGATCAACCGATGCGACATTGATCGGCTGGTTTGGATGAAAGATGACTTAGAAAAACGAGGTAAGAACGATAATGACAAATAACAACCACCTACCTACAGACTACCAAGCCTTCATTCATACATCACGTTATGCACGATGGCTAGAAGAAGAAGGACGACGAGAAAGCTGGTCAGAGACCGTTGACCGTTACGTTAACAATCTAGTCCGTCCTGTTGCTGGTGACGACACTTACATTAACAGTATTCGTGATGCTATCCTAGATCTAGAAGTTATGCCTTCTATGCGAGCTATGATGACAGCAGGTCCAGCACTGGCCCGTGACAATACAGCAGGGTATAACTGTTCGTATTTGCCAGTTGATGACCCTAAGTCTTTTGACGAGGCTATGTTCATCTTGTTGTGTGGTACAGGCGTAGGGTTCTCTGTTGAACGTCAGTTTGTATCTAAGCTGCCAGAGGTTCCCACACTGTTCAAGAGTGAAACCACAGTCGTTGTGAAGGACAGCAAGGAAGGTTGGGCTAAGTCACTACGTCAGGTTATTGCATTGCTTTACAGTGGCGAGATCCCCAAGTGGGACGTATCCCGTGTTCGACCTGCTGGCGCACGACTAAAGACATTTGGTGGTCGGGCATCTGGTCCAGCACCTTTGGTTGACTTGTTTAACTTTGTCACCAACGTGTTTGCTAATGCACAAGGCCGTAAGCTGTCGTCTATTGAGTGCCACGACATCATGTGTAAGATCGGTGAAGTGGTCGTTGTAGGTGGTGTTCGTCGTTCTGCTATGATTAGCTTGTCTAACCTGTCAGATGACCGTATGCGTCACGCTAAGTCTGGTCAATGGTGGGAACAGAATGCACAACGTGCCTTGGCTAACAACAGTGTATCGTACACAGAGAAACCAGATGCTGTATCATTTATGCGTGAGTGGATGGCACTGGTAGAGAGTGGATCAGGGGAACGTGGTATCTTTAACCGACAGGCAAGTAAGAACCAAGCATCTAAAAATGGTCGTCGTGACCCTAACTTTGAGTTTGGAACTAATCCATGTAGTGAGATCATCTTGCGACCCTATCAATTCTGCAACTTAACAGAGGTTGTTGTACGTGCTACGGACACTATTGAAAGTCTGGAACGGAAAGTTCGATTGGCTACAATACTTGGGACTATTCAGTCTACATACACCAAGTTCCCATACTTGCGAAAAGTGTGGCAAAAGAACACAGAAGAAGAACGACTGTTAGGTGTAAGCCTTACAGGTATTATGGACAACCCGCTTATGACCACAAAGAATGCTGGTCTAGCCAAAACCTTGGAGCATCTTAAAAATGTCGCTATCTCTACTAATGCTGAATGGGCTGAACGCCTTGGTATACCTGTTGCTGCTGCTATCACTTGCGTTAAACCAAGTGGCACTGTCTCCCAACTTGTTGATAGTGCTAGTGGCATTCATGCTCGGCATTCACCTTATTACATTCGTACAGTCCGTGGCGACAATAAAGACCCGCTGACACAGTTCATGATTGACCAAGGTATCCCTAATGAGCCTGATGTGTTCAAGCCTGACCAAACAACAGTGTTCAGCTTCCCCGTGAAGTCGCCTGATAATGCTGTAGTTACATCTGACTTGTCTGCTATCGACCAGTTAGAGATGTGGTTAGCTTACCAACGTGCATGGTGTGAGCATAAGCCATCCGTGACAATCAACGTCAAGAAAGACGAATGGTTTGAGGTTGGTGCTTTTGTCTATGAACACTTTGATGAAATGTCTGGTGTGTCGTTCTTGCCTTATAATGAACACACATATCAACAGGCACCTTATCAAGAGGTAGGTAAGTCTGAGTACACAGAGTTGTTATCTTTGATGCCATCCAGCATTGACTGGGCTAAGTTGAAAGACTATGAGGCAGAAGACAACACCTCTGGTATGCAAACGCTTGCCTGTAGTGGGGATTCATGCGAAATCGTAGACCTAACGTAGGTCAACAAAAGTCACCCTGTGTGAAAGTATGTCGTATCGAAGGCAACTTCTGCACAGGGTGCTATAGGACCGCCGACGAAATACGTGATTGGATGGTAATGTCTGACTACGAACAACAGAAACTGTTACACGAACTCAAATGGAGAAAACATGTGGGTGATTATAACACGTGACCAATGCAACTTCTGTGATACAGCAAAGGCACTGTTAAAGGCTAAGAACTACCAATACACAGAATACAATGTCCAGTCCCCAAGTAGCAAATGGGTATTGACATTAATCAAGCAAGCTGGGTATACTACAGTCCCACAAATCTTTAACCCGAAAGGTACCCATGTTGGTGGGTACACAGAATTAAAGGAATATCTTAATGATTAAGGTCACCGTAACTGACGAAATGTTGAGAGCAGCAAGAAAGAAAGCAAAGGAGTTAGGCTCTCTAGACAGAAGTATAACCCGTGGGCAAGGAAACTTAGCAGGTTTTATAGGTGAACACATTGCTCAGAAAATCTTAGGTGGGGATTTTGCAAACGAAGAAAAGAATGTAGATTATGATCTTATTGTGGACGGTAAAAAGGTTGATGTAAAAACCAAGCGTACAGGGTATGTACCTAAGTTAAACTACGACTGTTCTATAGGTACTTACTACAAGCAAAAGTGTGACTATTATGCATTTGTACGTGTTCACAATGACATGACACATGGTTGGTTCTTAGGCTGGTATCCCTCTGATAAATACTATGAGGATAGCACTCATTATAAAAAGGGGGATAAAGACCCTTCTAATAACTTTGTGTTTAAAGCAGATGCTTACAACTTACCGATTTCTTCTTTAATGATGCCATGATGGATGACTTCCCTGAAAAGCCAAAACGAACAAGACGTAAAACTAACTACAAAGGGGCATCAGCCAAGCAAACCTCTGGCCTTGTTCCTAAGACAGATCGTCAGAAAGAGCTTATAGATGCCCTTAAAGAAAACAGCCAAGTCTTTATCCTTGGTCCTGCGGGGACTGGGAAAACGTATGTTACTGCGACTTATGCTGCCGACCTCTACACGACGAAAGAGATCGACAAAATCGTCATCACAAGACCTCACGTTGCCGTAGGGAAAGAGCTTGGT